GGATATGGGACTTGGTAAGACGATTACAACACTGACTGCAATCCACAATTTGATGTTTGATCTGTTTGCGGTCAGAAAAGTTCTGATTATTGCACCGCTGCGAGTTGCCCGTGATACATGGTCTGCTGAAATTGAAAAATGGGAGCACTTGAAACCGCTGCGATACAGCGTTGTTGTCGGCACAGAGGAAGAACGCCTTGCCGCCTTGAACGCTCCTGCAGACCTCTACATCATCAACCGGGAGAACATTGACTGGCTCGTCAACAACACGAAGTTCAATTATGACATGGTGGTGATTGACGAACTTTCCAGTTTCAAGAGCCACCAGAGCAAACGATTCAAAGCCCTGATGAAAGTTCGACCGAATGTGAAAAGAATCGTAGGTTTGACAGGCACTCCTGCCAGTAATGGTTTGATGGATTTATGGGCAGAATTTCGTCTACTGGATATGGGGCAGCGGCTCGGCAGATTCATCGGGCAGTACCGGAATGCCTACTTCAAGCCGGACAAGCAGAACGGCTATATCGTGTATTCCTATAAGCCCTTGCCCGATGCAGAAGAACGGATCTACGAAAAAATATCGGACATCACTGTTTCGATGAAAGCCATCGACCACCTGCACATGCCGGAATTACTTTTCAACGAATATCCCGTGCAGCTGTCCGACACGGAGCAAGAAACCTACAAACGGTTCAAGTCCGAACTGATTCTGGAGATGCAGGATACAGAAATCACCGCCGCCAACGCTGCTGCCCTCAGCAACAAACTTTCCCAGCTGGCAAATGGTGCGGTGTATGACGATACCGGAGCGGTGATTCCCATTCACAGCCGAAAGCTGGATGCACTGGAAGATTTGATAGAGGCAGCCAACGGCAAGCCCGTTCTGATAGCGTATTGGTTCAAGCATGATTTGGAGCGGATTCAAGAGCGACTGCAACAGCTTCGGGTTTCGTATCAGGAAATCCAGTCTTCTGACAGTATTCGGAACTGGAATGCTGGAAAGCTGCAAGTTGGTCTGCTGCACCCAGCCGCTGCCGGACACGGTTTGAATTTGCAAGCAGGCGGTTCTCACCTGATTTGGTTTGGACTGACTTGGAGTCTGGAACTCTACCAGCAGACCAACGCCAGACTATGGCGACAGGGACAACAATCTGAAACGGTTGTCATTCAACATCTCATTACCAAGGGTACGATTGACGAACGTATCCTGAAAGCCCTGACCCAGAAAGAACAAACCCAGACCGCTTTGATGCAAGCTGTCAAAGCAGAAATTGGAGGCAGCAGATGAATATCATTTGGCAGTACTTAGACAAACGGAGTGCCGCTGTAAACGCACTGAAGGATTACAGCAGCATGGCTTATATCATTGCACATACAGACGAAGAAATCGCACAGGTGCATGAAGACACCACAACCCTTGGCAGTCCAGCATTTACAGATATGCCTGGCGGCAGTCCGAACCCGCAGTCCGGCGAAATGCGAATTATCGCTGCCATTGACGAAATCGATGTGCTGCGGGAACGGTATCGTCAGGCAAAGGAATACATGGAATGGTTTCAGCCTGCATGGGACAGCCTGTCGGAGGATGAACGGTATGTGCTGGAACAGTTCTATTGGCATGAGGAAGAAAAACAGATTGACGCTGTTTACAATATCTGTGAACACCTGCACATTGAACGATCTACAGCTTACAATAAGAAAAATCGTGCGGTGCAGCATCTTGCTTTGCTTTTGTACGGAAAGGCATGAGGTAATTTGATGGACGAAATTGCTGAATAAACATGATATAATAATATCATAGAAAATTGACCGAAAGCCCTGTGGTGTTCCGCATGGGCTTTCGTTGTATCCGGAGGTGAACTTTATGCCGAGGAAGGCACTGAAACCCTGCAAGCACCCCGGCTGTCCCAATCTGACAGACGGTTTGTATTGTGCAGAGCATCAGCCCTTGCACCCAGACCGACCGTCTGCCGCCAAGCGTGGCTACGGCAGCAGGTGGCAGAGGCTCAGCAAAGCGTACCTCCGCCGGCATCCTTTGTGTGTACGTTGCAAAGCACAGGGACGGTTCACGGCAGCGACTGTGGTCGACCATATCATTCCTCACCGTGGTGATCCGCACCTGATGTGGGATGAAAGCAACTGGCAGGCATTATGCAAGCCCTGCCATGACCGCAAGACGTGGACGGAAGACCGAAATCCCGTCTATCGGTATTAATTGTGTCTGAAATGCTGCCGGTGGGGGGATAAAAATCGCTAATTGTGAATTTTTTACAGACCGGCGTTCCCTCTCATACACAAAAACCAAGGTTCAAACGGGGGATTAACCCCGAAAATATGCAAACAAGCCGAAACTTACGCAGTTTCGGCTATTTTTCTCTCAAAAGGCAGGTGAAATCAGATGGCAAAGGACGGCACAAGAAGGGGCGGCAGACGAGTTCGTGCAGGCGATAAGCCGAAAGCCCTCTCCGACAAGATTGCAGAGGGCAAGGATGCAGATATTATGGAGTTTCATGCTCCGGAATTGGACGCAGCTGATCTGGACGATGCCGCTGATTTGACCGGTGCGGATATGCCAAGCCCCAGTGCATACTTGTCTGCCCAGCAGAAGAACGGAAAACCGCTGGGAGCAGACATTGTGTACAAAGAAACATGGCTCTGGCTGAAACAGCGTGGCTGTGAAAAGCGCGTCAACAAACGGCTGCTGGAAAGTTACTCAC